AACTTAGTAGGCATTGATCCTGGGTGCGAACAAGCAGACATAGTTACTACTATTGAAGACTACAAGCCTGATAGATTGTTTGATGTAGCATTTTGTCTAGGTAGTTTAAACTTTGGACAAGGTGATATAGTGCCTAATCAGATTAGTAAAGTAGTTTCTTGTATGAAACCTAAGTCACGTATCTACTGGCGTGTTAATCCAGGCTTATATGATCATGATAGTAAACTATGTGAGAAGTGTGACTTTTATCCATGGGACTCTGAATTGTTAGATTTTTTCGCAGTACAACACGGATATAAATGTGTAACTATACAAGATGACTCAAACGGCAAGAACTATAGATTGTATGCTGAATGGGTTAGAGATTAGCGTCCAGCTCTTGCTTTAAGTTCTTTCATAGCACTATCGTTTTCGTAGATAGTTTTAGTTTTTAAACCAGCACGTGTACGTACCTCATTTAATCCTAGCTCTTTGTCTAAACGATATGCTTTTGGTGATGTTGGTACAACTCTTTCAAAGTTTTCTGTAGTAAACTCTGTTTCTTCTTTACCGTATCTAAATACCCAATCTTTAGGTTCTAGTTCGCAAAGTGTTGATAAGTCTTCCAACATTGTTGATAAGTTGTTGCCTATGTTTGAACGTCTTTTCATTTCTACATAGACTAAGAATTTGTTAGGTTTAATTTCACCTGGTGAGCGATCTGCGTCAAGAATAAATTCGTAACCTTTTTCAAACCAACCTACTAGATCTTTAGCGGCCTGTTCATCAGTTACATAAAAACTAGCAACACATACATCATCATCTTCGCCCATCTTACTAGCAAATTCATCAATGTGTATTGTTGGTTTGATCATGCCTTCTAGGCATTTATATTCTAATCCCATTATTCTTCTTCTTTATATTGTTCTAGATCCATATCCTGTTCATATGCTGAATCAAGATCACCCATGTCAATGTCTGTGTCTTCTAGTTCAAATGAACCTTGACGAATATCGTTAATTAGATATTTTGGCAGTTCTAATTCTACTAACCAAATTTTCTTTTTAAGTAGTTTTGGTTTTCTAGTACCTGGTCTGTAGTCATCTGGATCTTCTACTTTAACAGGAACTTCCATAGTAGTTTTCTTCCACTTACATTTACAACCAAATGGTAATAAACGTTGTGCCGCCTTAGGGTCTGGCATAAGCTCTTCTGGCCACATCCAAACACAAGAAACTGCGTAGCGTGAAATGTCTGGTCCTTCAACAAGTTCACCTAAACTCCAATTCTTAAACGCATACATATCCATTTCGTCTAATACACGTTCATAGTCTAGCAGTGTAGCAATTACACCTTCTGACATATAGATATTTTTAACTGTTTCAGGAACTTTCCAAAAGTCTAATTTATCGTCAATAGTTTTCATATAAACTATTTATCTAGATAATTGAGTTTGGTAGGATTTTAAAATTAACTGGGTAGTTTAAGATGTTTTTGCGTTAGCCAAGTATTTAGCTCTGGAGATTGAGTTTGAAGTGAGTATATTAAATTTATGGGTTACCCTGTAAATACTAGTGTCCGAAAGGACATCTTAATAAATGTCCGGAGGGCTATATAATGCACTATTCAAAGGAGATTATATTGTCAAAACCTAAACGTTCTCACAAACACAACAAGGCACAATTTGAAAACAACTCAATAAACTTCACTCATGAGCATAGAAAAAGAAACCTAGAACTCATACCAAAAACACAAAATCAGGAAAAGTATATACTAGACCTATTAGACCCTAGAAAGGAAATTGTAGTAGGGTATGGGCCAGCGGGTACAGGTAAAACCTATCTTGCGATGCAGGCCGCTGTTAAGGCTTTTCGAAATCATGAAGTTGAACGCATAATACTAACTAGACCAGCCGTAGGTGTAGAAGATGAAAAGCATGGCTTTCTACCAGGTACACTTGAACAGAAAATGGCTCCATGGGTTAGACCGTTGTTTGATGTCTTGAGGGAATACTACTCTGTTAAAGATATCACGCACATGATGGAAGAACAGATAATTGAAATTAGTCCACTAGCATTTATGCGTGGGCGTACATTTAAAAACAGTATTATCATCGCTGATGAGATGCAGAATGCGACTCCGGGTCAGATGAAAATGTTATTAACTAGAATAGGAGAAGGCAGTAAAATTGTGGTAACTGGCGATGTGGAACAAGCAGACAAATCAGGAAAAAATAATGGCTTGCTTGACTTACATCTAAGATTAACTCAGGGAGACGTTAATGGTATTAGTCTTTGTGAATTTACTGGCAAGGATATACAGAGACACCATATTATTACACACGTTCTAAATTTATACTCCGAGTCTTAACTAGACTCATTATCGGCGGAAGGGGATTCTGTGTTAGCAGAGTCCTCTTTTTTTGACCATCCTAATTCTAACTGTTCAATTACCTGTGGATATACTTGATGAAAATAGTTTCTCAATAAGTTCCAATCACGATCTATTGCTTCTGCTAGTCTTGCTTTAACTACTTTCTTTTCTTTAAAGTCGAGAATAACATTGGCTGTAATGTTAACTTTATTAGTTAAGTTACGCTCAAGTACCTGTACTTGTTCATCATACTGACCATCTGGTTTTTGAATATAGGTTACTACAAAATATCTCATAATTGTGTTAATTCACATAAAGTTGCTGACAAGTTAATCTCAGGATCTGCTACCATAGCATGATTAACCAACCCATTTCTGATTACAATAATTGCGGCGTCACGTTGTTCATCTGTTGATCCCCACAAGTCTATGTTGTCATACATCCAACGAAACATATCTTCCATTTCTTCTGGACGTGCATTTTTACACAGCAGTTGTCTTGCTTCTTTAATTTTTCCTGCCTTAAACATACTTACCACTTCTAACTTATAATCTTCTGACCCGCCTTCGTCGCCGTGTGGCTTATCTAATGTACCTGACGTTGAATTCATTTGACATATATTTAAACATTTACGTAAGTCAGGATATGTTGCTTTAACATAGGTATCCAATATATCTAGTTCAAATTGTATACTTTCTTCAACTAACACAGTTGCCATACGTGCTGTAAACTCTGTTTGATCAATACGCTCAATGTGAAAGCCTTGGCATCTTGAATGTAGTGCTGGAATAACTCTGTTTGGATAGTTACAGGTTAATATAAACCTTGCTGATGCGTGATAGGTTTCCATAACACCACGTAATGCGGCCTGACCATTTGGACTGATATAGTCTGCCTCATCTAGTAGTACTACTTTGAAATCACCAAAGGGCATAGTCTGTACAAAGCCGGATATTTTATCGCGAATAGTATCAACACTATTTTCACGAGATGCGTTAATTTCTAACACATCATATTCGTCTATGCCCAATTGATGAATTAATATTTTAGCTAGGGTAGTTTTACCCACACCTGGTGCACCACTGAATAGTAAGTGTGGAATAGTTTTTTCTTTGATCCAAGTTGCTACTTGTTCTTTTTGTGCTTGATCACGAAAAACATAACCATCTATATCGTTAGGTCTATACTTTTCTGTCCAAAGTTCTTTCATCAAATGCCTTTCATTAGTTTTGTATATTATAACTGATATTGGTTTTGATTACAACTATTTTTGAGCAACTCCGGTTAAACCCATAGTTTCGTCTAATGGTTTCTCATCTGCTATTAGTAGAATTTCAGATAAGTCAACTCTACGTATGGTTATTTCCTCGCCATCTATTTCAACTTTGGTACCGCGAGTCCATCGACCATGTGCTACTAAGATCCATTGTCCTGATTTGAATTGTGTTTGTTTTGGTCCTACAATATAGATTTGAGCCCAACGTGGTCTAATACCTTCTGACTTATAGTTGTCGTCTGCTAGTAAAATACCACTGGCTAATTGTCTTGTGTTGAATTCCATGTCACGAACAATCACTTCATCGTGTTTTGCTCGTATGGATTTGATTTGCCATGCGTCTCCGTATGCCATTATATACGCTTAACTCCTTCCTGCTCTTGTTTCATTTGTCTAAGCGTTTTTTCTTCTTCCTGTTCTACTGAACGTGCTTTAGCAATAGCACCTGCAAGTCCTGTCATTGGAACTTTTTGTGGTTCTGGTTCCTGTGCTTTAATTGGTTCTTGTTCTAGTGTAGGTGCCGGTTCTACAGTTTTTTCTACTACTGGTTGTTCTTGTACAGGTTGATTAGCCTGTGCTTCACGGGCCGCTTTAGCACTTTTATATACTGGTTCATCTTTAACATGCTTACTATATGTTTTTCTATAGTGTTGATCCATGCTTTCGTTGCGTGTTCTAACAGTTTTATTTTCGCTGTTAATTTTGTCGCCACGTGCATTAACACCCATATTACCTACAGCACGAGTATTTTCGTTTGATAATAGTAAGGCACCAATGTCTAAATTTTGACCTTTTGATGTTCTATATACTTTTGACATTTTTAGTCTCCTATTTGCACATATCAAGAAGTTCTTGTATAAGTGCTTCTTTTGATTTTCTACGATCTAATTCTCGACCATACTGTCTACCTAGGTCTTCTAATTCTTTTTTGTTTAGATCATTAAGTTCGTTATAATGCCAGTACGGTTTAAGTTGTACGTTAGTCTCTGCACCAAGCAGAATATTAACAAACTTTTTTAAATACTTTAACATATTTATATTCCTCTATTATATACGTACTTATCTAAGGAATTCGCCGACGTCTAAATTATAGTATAAACTGTTGATTCTGTGTACACCAATTAGATATAACACATAACTAGCAACGCTAGATCCTCTGCCTATGCCCCATACTATATTGTTCTCACGCATTGTGTCTACTAGATACTTTAAGTATCTTAATAAATCAAACAAGTCACGTTCCTGATATAGTAGTAGTTCTTCGCCTACACGTTGTAGTTCAAAGTCTTCCTTACATTGATCTAATACCCATTGTGCTATGTCTAGGTTCTGATACTCTTCAGGCATTAACCATTGACTCTGCATTACTGAATCAAACGTAGCAACATCAACTTCCAATGGTTTATACTCTACAAACTTGTGAATGTTGTCTATAAGTTCTTTTACTTTTGATAAGTCAACATCTTTTACTAATGCGTGTTTTATTTCACGCTCTGGATCAGTCATAAGGATATCTATTAAATCATCCTCTTCTAATACAATTTGACCAAGTTTATCTTTAATCATCTTTTTTAAATTTACCTACAACAACA